GTGGGAGATAAGTTTGACGGTGCTAGGTGGGAGTTGTCAACCTCCAATTTTAAGCACAACCAGATAAGCCTTTCACGTCGATAGGTAGCTTTGCAATGGCATTTTTCGACGACCTGGGAAGGGGAAAAGGAACACGGCTCACAACATGGGGAGCACGTACGGAAGAACATGGGCAGCTGTCGCAACGATTGCGCCAAAGTTAATACCGGCACCAGCCTCCGCGACAACTCGAATAGGATCGACTGCTGACACATCTTGCAACATTTGGTTGGCTTCATGGAGCGGGACAGTGTCACGAGCTTTTGAAACATCGGCCGGAATTACACCGGGGCACGCAATCGCAGATCTTATGTTAGGAAGGGCCTCAATGTTATAGATCAACTCAATGTCGAAACTGGCATTCTGACCAGTACCAATACCGGAGCCAGCGACGACAATTGTCTCAAAGCCCATGCTTCGAATACCTGATGTGTCAACACCGTCTGACACAAGCATGATGTTGGCCAATGGTGCACTCGCTGACGACAACTGGATTACACCAGGGTACGCATCAGTACCAGCATTGAAGAATATGGCCTCTGATGCAGTGCCCGGGCTGACGGCAGTAGAATAATTGCCAGTATCACGCCAATCAAAAACCTTACTGCTGCACGGCAGACCAGAAACCATAATTTCCTTGCCAACAGTCTCATTGATAGCATACACCTTCGAACCAGGCGTGTTCACGACTGCTTGGAAAATGTTGGAAGCGGTGGTTGACAAACCAATATTGTCCAAAATGTTGGCCGCCGTAAGAGGTCTGCGCACAACGACCGAGTCGGCATGCGCGGAAAAGATCTTGGGAACCGAAGTGTCCTGAAACACCGACCCGTTGACGATAGGAGCATCTATCCCTGGCAATTGTGATCCAATGGTTGCGTCAGTGCTTGCAGAAACATATGGCAGATAGCCTTCGTACGGCAAAGTACAAACAGCAATCTTGCCGCCAGAATTGTTGTAGCTAGCATCACACTTGATCTTGATACCATAAGACACTATCCGAAATTTTTGGAATGCTGCGGACAAAGCCGGCAACGACAAACCAATAGAATACGGTCCCAGTGACACAGGGTCCAACGGAAGCCCGTTGGTAGTCGTAGGGGCGGTTGTTGGTTGGACCCAAGAATCATTACCAGCAAAGCTGAGTACTGCCGTGGAACTATCACAATTCCAAACCATGTTGTTGAGGTTGGGGGAAATCACGTACGAGCAATTACCGTTGCCGCTTGCAACTTGAATGGACCTCTTGATCACGTAGGGCACAATACCACGAGTGTGGTAAGTGCCACAAGTGTGGACGCCTCTGTAAGTGAAAGGGTCAAGAATTGACTTGAACCATGTGGCCGTTTCATCAGAAACCTTACTCCGCCGGCCGATCTTTGCAACAGCTCCAACACGATCTCCAGCAGCGATGTAGGAGGCGGTGCGCTGTTTCTTCACCGACTTCGAGCGCTTCTTCGGTGAAACTAAGTCTTTTTGTGCGATCTTCACCTCCTTCATAGCTTTGTTGAGAGCTTGAACCTCTTTTTTTTGCAATTTGTTTTGCTTGCTTGCTTTATGCATTTTATGACGTTGATAACTAAGTGTCTGCTCGGGATAATTCAAAAGAAATAACGTGGCCAACCAACCAACCAGGAGCAAAACGCTCCTCCCCGTATTTCCAAATAATGCGTGCATGATCGCATTACGTTTCTTCCCAGATAAAACAAAACCCACCATGTCATGCCAAATGGGGAAAGCAGGTGCAATAGCAACACCACGCGATTTTACAAGTGGCTTGCCATAATCCGTATCCATCGGGTAATAGCTAGCTGCATAATCAACGGGCTCATCGCCGTAGTCAACAGCAGCCACAGCGCGGATAGCGTGATAAGTACGCGCGGTCCCGTGGGTATAATCTGAGATGCATGTCCTGACTTCATCACAAAAAGCGGCATAATCAGTACTATAACGCGCGTAAAACCACGCAGTCCTCTGCAAAAGGCTGGCGGGCTCGGCCATGCCCGGCTTAGTGTAACTGGTGTTACGGAACCCCATGCACAAAGGCTTGATTATGTTTTGAAGCTCAGGAAAATTCCACAGATTACAATAAGCACTATCCATCTTAGAATGCAAAAGGTCACTTGGATCGCCGTCATTGAGAGTGTAAGACAAACGCGAAAAAAGTCTACCAACCTTGTTACAAAAGGCAGTGCCGTGAAGTGTTGGCATGAGGACGCCAGAACAAAATTCGTGGCTGTAATGCGAAAAATCCGAGCTAGCAGAAGCAACTTTAAGCTTGAGACCGTAATTTTTGTAGACCCAATCAAGGCTCTTTCCATTAACGTGATGGACAAGTGCGTCGCCGTTCAAAAAGCCATTTCGAATTGTGGTGTCCCGGGAGCCGGAATTTACAGTGCTCTCATCACCGGCATATTTGACAGCACCCTTGTAAAAAGCACCTTTACGGCGAAAACTCTTACGCCACAACGCGCTAACATGGGGTTGCAGACCACAATTATCATAACAACGCAGACCTTCCAACAAATCACATCTGGTGATATGGGAATCGTGGCGAGATGAGTCGGTTCCTTTGAGCATGAAAATCCCATTTTCATACAAACCAGCTAACCCATCGTCACCATTTGTGATCACAAACGGCTCCCCTATGGACTGGAGTCGCTGCAATTCATCGGAAACCTCAACACGCGTGGCACCGACAGCAATAACGAATCTGGTGCCACGTAATCTGCCATTCTGCCCAATGCCCCATACCTCAAGGCACCTGTCAGTAAAAGGCATGACGAAAGTGCCTTGGAGCAACAAAAGTGAAAGTGAATTCGCTTGTATCGCACGTGGAGCGGAGGACGCCGCGCCAGTACTTTCATCAAAAGAATGACAGCACAGTTCCCGCTTAAGGTGGCTCTCCAACGCTGTATTGTCAAGGAGACCTTCGGTTGCCATACGTGCTGACTCTCTCAAATACATAAGTCGCTTGGATCCGTCAAACGCCATGGCTACCGTTGTTTCGGATACGGGAGCCACAATCCCAACTTGGGAGGCGACGTCGTTCCACATCTTTTGCTTGTGGTGTCTACCGAGAAGTGTATCACCCGGAACGCACATGGCGTGCCTATTCACCATGGCGTTCTCCACAGCCGCTAAATTGTCGCTATGCGCACTGAGGGGGTAATTGGTTGGCAAAAGTGTACGAACACGTGGCTGTTTGATAGAAGGGAGTTGACCTATACGCGTAAAGCTCCACCCATCTTTCAACTGCTTAGATGCGTACTGACCGAAAGTACCAAGCAAGTAGACGCGCTCGCCAGCTCGTAACGACAGTGCTGACATGGTGTAGCAACTGGGTTCCAATATAAAGTTGCAAATAGCGTGGGATAAACACTGATCGGCACTAGTCTGAATGCAAAGAAATGGAACAATCTTCCATGGTTGGAAAAGAACCTCTACAAAATATAAAGGCAGACCGAAAATTCTAACAGATTCCTCCACAAAGGGCGCAACTATCATATACGCCCCGCCGAACAGGCTCAAAGTCTTGGATGTGGTAAGGCGTTCATAAAGACGCGAAAACGCCGCTTGATAAGCCGCCAATTCTGAAGATACGTTGCCGACGGCCTCACTGACAATGGTAGTAACATCACTGGCCAGGGCCGTAACCTGCCGAGGCATGGTGGGCATAGGCACGGTGAATCTACTCACCTCCTTTGACAATGCACCATACCTGCTTTCAGCGTAGGTGAAGCCAAGGGCAGCGCATCTGTGCATCTCACGCCCGAAGCTCTGGCAGTACGGGAACACTTGCAGCAGAGATGGGTTTTGTACAGCGAGGTCACATAAACGATCAGTCACGCTACGTGTTGGATAAAAATACGTTTTTAGCGCTTCAGTCAAGCTGACGCCCGGCGTTGTTCCGATGGCTCTAGCAAGGCAGTAATATGCCATATCGGCGGCAAATGGCGCAAATCTAAATGAAAACCCAACAAAACCATAGGCTATAAGGGCAGTTTTAGCCACGGTACTCCAAGAAACATGTTCGTCACCGGCCAGCACACTTGCCAATGACGTACCATCCAGAAAGTTGATACGAAAGAATTTTGTGAACCCGCCCTGCAAATTGGAAACGGCCCTCCTATAGACACATCGATTGCGAGTAAATTCAGTCATAATGCCATCAGTAGCAACTGCCCCAGCGTGTCCAATAGCCGCAGCCAAGTGAGGGGCGCGTGTTGCATCAAAGTTTTGAGTATTTTTGAGGCGGCCTAAGAAACCACGCAATGCATCTTCGAATGTAGAGCCAACCGTAGCCAAAAGCAACGTATTGAAAACGTTGTGACTAAAAGTTATGTACTCGCCTTTGAAAACAACAGCAATGCATTCAGGCGTGTGATCATAATAACAATTAGGAGAGACAACAGTGCGGTGGCGGCTGCGAGGTTCGGGAGAAACGAAATCACTTACGGCAAACAAACTAACTGCAGGCTGATTGTGCACAAACCGCTGGAAATTGTAACGGCCCAAGCACGTCAACCGTGCAAAATCACCTTTATGGACAAACAACTCATCGTGCGTGAAAAAGTGGCGGTTACTTATAGTATACGCTTGATTATTTCTGCTATACCTATAAGCATCGGTAATGGTGCCAATCGCTTCGCTAACTTCGCCATCCTCTCTGCGAATGTCGCGAGCAATGACATAATCGAAGTTGAGTGCGTCGGATGTATTGACAACGGTGTCGAGCGCGATTATAGTGACGCAAAGATTCGATTTGAATGGGCTAACCGAAAGAGGTGTTCTGTACTGACCAAAGAAACCTCTTCGGTCCTCTATATAAACCGTAGCATTGGCATCACGTGCTTCGATGATGTCAAGGCACTCGCACAGAGCCCATGTGTTTTGGAAGCGCCAACCTTCGTTCAATTCAGCGTTGATTGAGGGCCCAGGGTTGACCTCAATATTTCCGCGTGACAAGAGGCATTGGATTAGCTCTCGTGTCATCGGGTCGAAGTTGCCGGCTTTGGCCGCAACAGCGAACACGTAAGTTTGAAACATAAAAACATGGGTGTCCTCCACGCCATTAGGATAAAACTGGCTGCGGGGGGCACGACTGGCGTAGGCACGCAAGTAAGAAGTCGCGCCGGGAACTGATGAAGCGTCGGGCCTGTTGGAACGGACCCAAGCCTCGGCAACCTCAACATTTAAACCGGACAACCACTTATGCTGGCGCATGCTGTCCCTAACCTTCTTTGCCTGTGACTTGTCTTTCTTCCCTTTTCCGTTTTTCTTGTCGGATGGCTGAAGCTTAGTGACAAAGTTAGGCCCCTCGCTGAGAGCAAGGTCACGAGGACCGGCACAATCCGTCATAGAATGACCATAGTTCCATGCTCGCGCTGTGGTAGCATCTGAGTTCTTGTTAAACGAATCCCAAGCTTTAACACCTTCCCAGCCAATAGGCGCCGCACGCTTAATGTCTTCCAAAGTGGCAACTCGGACGGCGGGCGGAAGGTCTTCATAGCATGACGAACCGTCGGAAATGTCAAAATCCCCTCCTTCGCTCAAATCATCATCTAACACATCACCTAAGTCAGAAGGATCCTCTCCAAGGCTACGCGCAACAGCTAAGCTGTAGCCGGCTATTGCGTCAAATTTACCATTACCATTGAGGGTGTGCATAAGGCGGTTTCGCAAATCTGCGCTAACACTGTCGAAACCATCCAACAGGCTAAACCACGAATACAATGTTGGCCCGCACGGGTATGTCAAGACGAATTGAACTATACTCATGTCCGTGTGACGCATAATGCTGTAAACGCCACGGTGAGGAACACTTTTCCTACCATGCCTCACAGAACACGAAACCCATTTGTGCTTGCGGCAGGCCGTGCCGGGGGTGTTTACAGTAATGAAACCCCCGGAGCGGGAGAAACCTACACACCACATTTTGCCGATACGGCGAGCCGGCTGCGCAGCCGCTTCAAGAAGATCCCAATCACCGAAATCTGAAA